AATACCCAAGCAACACCTACACCTGCAACACCTACACCTGCATATGCTACTGCTTGACTACCTACTGTTGCTACTAACATATCTAACATAAAATCTCCTAATTTAAAATTATCCAACCCATTTTAATTGAGAAGGCAAGTAAAGTGCCAACTAATCCTGCTACTTTTGCTCCCCCTACGAATTGGGATTTCCACTCCTCTAAGGCTGATACTCTACCATTTGTCTTTTTAACTTGGTCAAGTATCTCGTCAGCCCTATTGTGTATTACTTTAATCTTGTCGTGCATATCAGCACGAATACCATCAACACTATCTGCCATTCTTTTTTAACCCATTCCCTGAAAGTTTAGAAAGGATATTCTCTATGCCCTCTATATAACCCTTCATCTCTTTAATGTCTAACTGTGTAATTTTTTGTTGGTCAATCAACTTAATAACTATTCCCTCAAGGCGATTAAACTGATTCTCTAAATCATCTACTAATTCTTGCTGAATCCAATGCTGTTGCTTCCATATAAAGTAGCCAAATGCTACTACTACTGCTATTGGTAACCCATATTGGTCTATTATTGCTATATCCATATCTTCTGCCTAACCATATAGGACAATATGTAAACTATATCATAGAGATATAGGGCAGATAAATAAAATAGGTATAAAATCAATACCCTGTAAATAAATATAAAAACAGCCCTTATCACTTGTTCCCATCTATGATTTCACCCCACAAGGAGGTCTTCCCATTTATAATCTGAATTATATGCACAGTAAAGAATCCTGAATTAAAAAAGTCCACAATAGCAAAAGCATGACTCCAATTAATCTTTCTCCCTCCAAGCCAAGCATTCTGCTCATCTCTCATATCTTTCAAGCAACCAATGCTCCAAGCACTTTTGACTCCATCCATGTGCGTCACACTTGATTGCTGAAGGTCGTGGTGATGCCCATACATGACATTTGCCCCTAACCTTATTAAATGATTTCTTGTATGTTGAACCCCTGCGAAATGGTGACCATGATAAAAGTTTAGTCTGCCTATTTTTAAATACTTTCCACATGGATGGTATTTATATCCTCTCTCTTTTAAGTTTACAGCATTAGGGAAGGTGTACTGTTTTAAATAAGGATTTTCTTCAACGAACCTGTTCATCCAATCGTCATGGTTACCTTCAACCATGTGCTTCTCTTTGCACTTAACCTTGTCAAGGGCTTCATCAATGATGTCCATGCCCTTGTTTACATCAACAATGTCTTTATCAATAAATGGTAATTGAAATTCTAAAGGAGGTCGCTTCTTCTTTTTCCATTGCCAATGGGAGCAACCATGCCACTCACCTACATCCCCTAAATCTACATAGATGTCAGGCTTTACAATCTCAATGGTCTTACATAAAACATTAATAGCAGGTAAGTCTGCTAAAGGGAAATGTTTGTCAGGAGTGACTATTGCCCTTCTTACTGGATTCTTTTTCACTAAGACTCCTTATGATGTTGCTTAAATCTTTTGCTCGATTTGGGGTTTGTCTTGCCCACTTACTATCAAGCATCTCGTCTGCAGCCCTATCCCAATCCCTATTTTGCATTGCTTTCAATGCTTTTTTGAATTTGGAAACACCATATACTCCTAACTGGTAGCACATTTCCATCAAAACACCCTTTGCTTCTTGAGGTAGCTGGTCGAACCAAACAAATTTGCTCATCACCCTTCTACCTAAATGCTGAAGTTTTCTTGTGAGGATTTCTTCAGCGATGTCCTCGTCTAAAATTAAATCTTTTATTGCAAACCCATACCCTATGGTTGGGATTCCAAGAGAATCGTCATATACATGATCAACGAATCCCTCGTGTTTCTTAATTCTTTCTATCAGGCCCTTCATTTCGCTTCCCAAAGATTTTGTCAAAATTTTCTTTATAAATGTCATCAGTCTGATAATTAAATCTTGGAAAACTACCTTTCCCATTCTTTGTGATGCCACCTTTTATCGATTGAACTTTACTCATTTAAACCTTTCATATATGGGGGCAGTTGCCCACCCCCATACAAGTATTGTCAGATTAAGATTAGTCTTTATTCTTAAATCTGTAGCCTTTTTTGTTGCTTGCACTATCAACAATTTTAGCACCATAAATCATATCAGCTACGACTTTAGTACCAAGAGCATCAATAGAATATTCTGCTTGAACTCTTACATCTTGTTGTACTGCACAAACAGCAGCAGACTTATGAAAGATAGCACCTGATGTTGTAGATGAAGTTCCACCTGTAGAAATAGTGCTTGACATATAAACATCAATTCCATATAGTTTACCCATATAGCCTTTATTGCCACCTTCTGTCAACACAGAACCATCACCACTTGCATCTGCTCTCCAAAAGTTTCGAGAAACTCCTGCAGCAGGATCCAAGATGTCAGCCATCAATGCAGGATTAACTACAAAAGAAACCCCACCATCCATATAAGGAACATCATTAGCACCTAAATTAGCTAATGCAGCTTGAAACTCTGCATCAGTCAAAGCATCATCTGCAGCCAATTCAACACCCTCATTGATACCATCAAGTTCAGCCCAAATATCAGCATCTACTGCACGAGCAAGTGCCTCACCCATCATTTGAGTGTATTTAGAAACTAAATCAGCATTTGATTGAATCAAAAGCAAATCTTCAAAAAGCATAGCATTATACTTATGCTTGTTAATTGCTAATTGAGTTACTGTTGTTGCTGTAGCATCATAAGTAACTAAGCTATCTATAGCCTTATCACTTGATGCTTTCAGGTCAATTTGTGGGATATTAACAATGTCACCACTACCTTTTACTAAAGAAGAAAAGTCTTCAACTAAATTTTTAAAAACTGTTCCTCGTTCAAAATATCTGTAGATACCATCACTCCACAGCTCAGGGACAAAATCGTCTGCTGTTGAGGTTGTGTGTGCTGCACCTAATATACTATCGCCTGTATCAGCCATTGTATACTCCTATCTTTATTATACCCTCTATCAACTGCTTTGTTAAGCCTTCAAGTAGGGTTGTTTAGTTTTTCTTTGCCGAAGCCACAATGTTAGCCCAGTTAGCTCTGCGTTCTCGATCATCCATCTTTGTCCAATCGCCTACAGGCTTTTCAGGCTGCCTTGTACCACCTGCTATTTCAGGGGCATTAGCTTTCGTGTTATTAATTTTGTTAGTTACAAACTCAAGAGTTTCTAAGTCTAATTTAGACATAGTTTCTCTTTCTTTTTCAGGAACACTATCTAAAAGAGCCTCACGCTTTGCTGTTTCATAACTTGTCCATTTATCAGCTTGTGCTTTGTATGTTTCCATTTCACCTGCTGTTTTTTCATATAAAGTTTTGAAATCCTCTTTCTCTTTTAACTTTGCTTCTTCAGCTTTTGCTAATTGAGATTCAAGTTTTGCTAAGCGAGCCTCAGCATCCTGCGACCTTTTACGATACTTTTTGCTTTCTGCAATTAATGCTCCTACATCAGTCGAATCTGTAGAAACCTCGTTAGTAGTGTCCTCACTTACTGTTTCGTCAACTACTGGTTTGTTTTCTTCGGACATACTGCCCTCCATATTGTGTTAATTTTTTTGCAATATACAATATCTTGCATATTACAGACTGCGTAACTTAAATTACTTTCCTTGCAAAATGCAAGTTTTTTGAGATTGAATCTCAATTGCATATGGATTTACAGGACAATTACAAGAAAGAATGGTTCGAGTTTATGGGGTATGAACCTCATAAAGGGCAATTAAAGCTACATTACCCTGAAAAGGATAGTGCGAGATTTTTTGTAATGGTTTGTGGCAGACGATTTGGTAAAACGACAGCATCTGCTATGGAGGCTACTTACATAGCATCTCAGCCAAATAAAAAAATATGGCTTGTTGGCTTGTCTTATGATAAGGCAGACCTCATGTTCAGGGAGATTTGGCAAAAGATGGTAGTGGGTCGAGCCAATGACATAGATCGTGCTTCAGAAAAAGAGCGATTTATCAAGTTTAAATGGGGGACTACAGTAGAAGCTAAGTCTGCCGATAACCCTGATTCTCTTGTTGGTGAGGGGCTTGACCTACTCATTATTGATGAGGCAGCTAAAGTCAAGAAGCGAATTTGGGATATGTACTTGTCCCCTACCCTTTCAGATAGAAAAGGAAAGGCTATATTCATTACTACCCCTGAGGGCTATAATTGGATATATGATATTTTCTTGCTTGGGAAGAAAGATGACCTATGGGAATCTCATCAAGCACCATCTTGGGATAATCAGTTTGCATTCCCTGATGGAAAGAATGATTCATTCCTCATAGAGAGAAAAAGAAATATGTCAAAGGAACTCTATGAACAGGAATATGAAGCCAAGTTTACATCCTTTGAGGGTAGAGTTTACCCATTTGATAGGCAGTTGGATATGGGAGATTTCCCATACAATCCAAATTTTCCAACTTTCTGTTCTATTGACTTTGGCTATAGAATGCCTGCTGTAGCATGGTTTCAGACATATATAGTTGGGGGGATATGGCATATAAATATAATAGATGAGATAATCCATGAGCAAAATATCAAGACTGATGAACTTGCTGAGATGATTTCAAATAAACCATATTATGTTAGGGAATATTATGGAGATCCTGCAGGAATGCAAGCACAGGGTCAATCAGGGCTTGGGGATATAGAAATTTTTAGAAGGCATGGAATACAGGTACGAAGCATAAGGGATAAGGTATCAAGAAGTGTTGCTTCAGGTATCAGCCATGTGAGAGGCTACATTGAGAATGCTGCAGGTCAGCGATTCATTCATGTAGATAATAAATGTACAGGGATAGCAGAGGATTTTGAGAATTATCGTTACCCTGAGGCGACTGAAGGCAAGGATTTAAAGCCTGAGCCAATAAAAGATGGAAGACATGATCATGGAATGGACATGGTTAGATATTTCTTCCTTAACAGATTTCCAATAAGACAACAAGAACTTGGAGTAATTAAAAGATGATGTCACCTATAGATATAATTCAAAATTCTATAAAAGATTATAAAGCAGAACTTGCTAAAGGCAGAAGAAAAGAAGTAAGAAAACTTCTTGACTACTACACAGGATGCGAAACAGACAAGTATATTGATGATTACTTCTCTGCCGATGCATTTAGGGAAATTCCCTTGTATAATGCAAACTTTACTCGAAGATTTGTAAATAAAATGTCAAGGATATATACTGTAGGGGCTTCTCGTAATGTAAATGATGAATATAGTTTACTTACTCGCAAAAAAGATGCAAGGATGAAGCATATAGAGAGAATGACTCGACTTGTTGGGACAGTAGCAACACAGATTATCTACAGAACAGATGGTGATGCTCCATATTTCGATTATAGACCTGTTTATTACTTCGATGTTCATATGAGCAGCAATCCATTTAACCCAGTTGCTATTACCTATCCAATTCTATCCAATGTAAATGATGTTTCAGATGCAGATGCTATGCAATGGGCATACTGGGACAATATGAGATACATTACTTTTGATGAAGATGGTGGAATAATGGATGAATATGAGCATGGATATGGAGTATTACCATTTTTATTCACCCACAGAGAAGAGCAAATTGACTCTTTCTTTGTGGAAGGTGCAAATGACATCATTAACTGCAATGAGCAGGTAAATATAACCATGACTGAACTTCAACTTGGGCTTCGATTCCAAATGTTTGGTCAACCTTTCATTTCAGGGATGTATGGAGATAAAAAATTAGAAAGAGCAGGTAGTGATACAATATTAGACCTTCCTGAAGGTGCTACATTTGGTATTGCTGCTCCTGAAGGTGATATTAATGCAGTAATTGAGTCAGTTAAATTTCAAATAGACTTAGTTGCTCAAAACAATCACCTTTATGTGCAATTTGCTCAAGATGGTGGTGAAACTCCATCAGGTATTGCACTTAAAATCAAAGATTTAGAGAGATTTGAAGACTATCAAGATGATTTAGATTTATGGAATATGTATGAGCATGACCTATACAGAGTGGAACGAGAAATTGCCTCATTCAATGGACATAATCTACCAAATGAACTTCAAATAGACTTTAATGAACCTGAATATCCAAAGACAATACAAGACCAAATTCTTCTTGATGAGCATCGTCTAAAGCATGGACTTGCAACTAATGCACAATTATTAGTAGAATACAATCAGGATTTAAGCCTCGAAGAAGCACAAAAGATAGTAGAATCTAACAAAAACACAAATGAGGGCTTCCAACCACAAGAAATGGAGTAAATCTTGGCTATTAAAACAAGAGCAACATCAAATTTCAGCTTCAGAAAGTTACTGGATGCACTTGATGATGTTGTGGATGATTACTTTGATGATAGCTATGAAGAACTCGCTGAGTCTGCTCGTAATGCAATAAAAAATTCTACTGGACTCAGAAAACTCACCAAAGGTACTATAGAAATTCGCAAGAAAGGTCTTTCAAAGAAAGGCTTTGGGATGAAGACTACAAGTACAAAGCCACTACTGCATACAGGGAACCTATTAAGGTCTATAAAAGCAACCAAAAAAGGTGTACAAATGGCTGACTATGGTAGACACCACATGGAAGGCTTTGAAATAGTGGAGAATGCATGGACAAAAAGATTCGCACCAAAAGCTATTGGAAAGAATGTCAAACCACGAAATCCATTCTTTACAGGCAAGGGCAACTTGAAAAAAGACTTCACAAAGGGTCGAGAGAAAAGAATCCAAAATCTAATCAAGAAAATAAATAAGGTGTGGCGAGTATGAAAAAAGAAGAAGAAAAAATTTTATCTGAAATACTTGAGAGCATTGAAGACTTAACAGATGCGATTTTAGGCGAAATTATAGAAGAAATCCCTGAAGATAACCTACAGTCATTTAGAATAACAGACGAAGTCTTTAATGAAATGGAAAAAGAACTTGGAGAAAATTGGATGAATGATATTGGTATTACCTAAGCAGGTCTTAATACCAAATGCATAAAATCCTCTACCTCCTCCTCTGTCCATAAATCCCAGTAATCAGCCTCATCTTTACTGATTCTTATTCTTATATCAACTTCCCAATTTTCTTGTATCTTATTTATTTTCATCTTTTCCAATTGCATTTTCTCTCCTAATTATCTCTTGCTCCCATGCTAATCTCTGACCCTTAGTTGGTCTTCCACCTTTAAGTGGAGGTAAATCCACAGCCTCAGCCCTCTTCTTCCACTTATACCACTCTTTCTGCTGTAAATTATACGAAGCCTTCTTCTTAGCCTTATTCAGGCTCTTCCTCTCTTTATCAGTCCTCTTCTTTTGACTCTCAATCTTCCTCTCAGGCAATTCAATCTCTTCAAGGACAGGAATCTCACTAATCAAATCATCCACATCACCCTCAATAATCTCACCCTCAACAACCTCTGCATCATCTACCTTCTTCAGCCATTTCTCAAAAGGACTCTGAACAGTAACATTAACATTCTTAACCAACTTCCCACTATGCTCAAGAACTAACCTCCCTGCCTGTACATTCCCTGACTTCGCCTCCCTAATCATAGCATTCAACACAGCAGGTAACTCTCCACCAAACTCAACCATGTACCTCTCATACACAGCATCCATAAACTTCGGATCTTGCCTCCAATTACTCATAGTCTTAGGTGAAACACCTACCTGTATAGCTACATCAGCTACACTCATCTCAGGTTGCCTTGCAAATAACTCTACTGCCAACTGTTTCTGTGGTAATTTCATCACTTTTCCCATATCCTAATTTATAGATATTTCGTAGTTTTTTCAAAATTTACTATGTCATCCCTACTTTTATAGTA